ATAGCAGACCAACAAACTTTATTTGCTAATTCATATTCGGCAGATAGTGCAAACTTTGGTTTTGTTGCATTAGATTCTACAAATAGATTACATGCTCAAATGTATGTAGGTAATGCTCAGAAATTAAATCAAGTTACTAGAAGAACACTTGATGATGCTACAAGCTGGTATCATATTGTTTTTAGATGCGATACAACTCAAGCAACTGCATCAAATAGGTTTAGAATTTATATCAATGGTGTTGAAGAAACAGCTATGGACACTGATGTTATGTGTGACCAAAACCAAGATTTAAGTTTGAACATGAATGTTGAGCATAGAATTGGAAACCAAGCTGGTCTTAACAGAAACTTTTATGGACTGTTAGGTCATACTCATTTTGCAGATGGACAATCTTATGCACCATCAACATTCGGTGAAACTGATAGTACAACAGGTGAATGGAAAGCAAAATTATCTCCAAGTGTAACTTATTCGACTAATGGATTTTTTCTCAAGTACGAAAATGCTAGTAACTTTGGTGCAGATTCTAGTGGCGAAAGTAATGACATGGCTACATCAGGAACATTTAGACAAGACACAGACACACCTAGTAATAATTTCGCAGTTTTAGATAGAAACCAAGTTTATGAGGCTGGTGTAAGTGGTGGTAATAGAATTGACCATTCAGGAACAGCAACTCTCGGAACATCAGGTATATCGCAATGTGCAAATGCTACATTAATGGTAAAAAATGGAAAATGGTATTGGGAAGTTAAACTTGGTGGCGATAACACTACTGCTGATAGAGTATCAATAAACATTTATAAAAATGGAACTTTCGCATCAAAGAACTGGAGAACTGGAACATTGTATGGAAAAAAAACAAGTGCAAATGGTTGTCAGGCTATTACTTATCAACCACAGACTAGCACACCAAATCTTGTAGATGATAATGGTGGTGGCACAGTTAACTATGGTGTTCAAGCATCTCAAAACGATATCATTATGTGTGCATTAGATTTATCAAATGCTACCACAGGTAAACTTTGGTTTGGAAAAAATGGCACATGGTTTAATGCACCTAGTACTTCAAATGCTGGTGACCCATCTGCTGGAACTAATGCTGGAATATCTTTTGCTAAAGGAGATGAGTTTTGGGGATTTTCTGTAGGTGCATCAGTTAATAATGCTGGTAATGCCAATACTTATATGTATGTAAATTTTGGGAGAGGTTGTTTTGGAACGACAGCAGTAGCATCAGCTAATGCAGATGGTGCTGGAATTGGTGCATTTGAATATGCAACAGAGGGATTCTATGCAGTCTGCTCAAAGAATATTAAGACTTATGGATAGGAGAATATAATATGGCATATACAACAATAGCAAAACCCTCAGTACATATGGATGTACCTTTGTGGGAGGGAAGTGATAGCACGACAACAGTAAATGGAATGGGTTTTAAACCTGACATTATTTGGATAAAAAGATATGATGGAAATGCTAGAGCAATTTTTAATAATTCAACACAAGGCATAGGTTTTAATCAGCAACCTAGTGGAAACTTTGCAAATGATACTACAAACTTTATAGCCAGTTATACTTCAGATGGATTTACTCTAACTGGAAATTTAGATTACACTAATGATGCTAGTCAATTTTATTCTGCTTGTTGTTTTAAAGCTAATGGTGGCACAACATCATCAAATACTGATGGCTCAATAACCTCAACTGTCCAAGCAAATACAACTGCTGGAATTTCTGTAGTCACATGGACTGGAACAGGTAGTGCTGGAACATTAGGTCATGGATTAGGTGTTGCACCAAAATTTATTATGGCTAAAAATATGGCAGAGGCAGATAGAGCAGTGACTTTAAATATGAGTACACTTTTTGAAACTGACCCAGCAACTGATAATTTGCAGTTTGCATTGAATGGCTCTACTTTACAAGACCAAGCAGATAGATGGAATGATACTGCACCTACTACAAGTGTATTTAGTGTTGGCTCAACAGGTATGCTTAATGGAAGTAGTGACCCATGTGTTGCTTATTGTTTTGCAGAAGTTCAAGGGTTTAGCAAAATGGGATATTTTGTAGGCAATGGTAATGTTAATGGTGCTTTTGTTTATTGTGGATTTAGACCAAAATATATAATGGTCAAAAAAAGAGATTCGGCTGAAAATTGGTTTTGTAAAATAACAGGTATTAATGCGAGTGGTGTTGGTTCATATAGTTCCAGTTATGGTGTAGGTGGCACATTAACAAGAACTATAAAATATGATGATACTACTAATTCAACAAACTGTACTATGAGATTCACTAGCACAGGTTTTCAAGCACTTACAACAGATGGTAAAGCAAATGATGATGATACAAAATATTGGTATATTGCTTTTGCTGAAATGCCAGTAGTAGGCACAAATGGAGTAATAGCATTAGCAATATGAAAGTTACTAACGAAAAATTATTTGAGATGATGGTTCAACTAGATGTGAAAATGTTGAAGATGGATAATCGACTAATGAAAGTAGAGGCAGTCATGAATAAAGGTAGAGGTGCAATTACATTATTAGCATGGCTCGGTGGTATTACTGCTATCGTAATTGGATATTTCTATAAGGAGTAATTATGGCTGGACTTAAAATACACACAGCTCAAACTGATTCTGCAATTACTTTAGCTGAACTCAAAGCATATTTAAAAGTAGATTCATCAGATGATGATGTAGTTTTAAATATTATTAAGCAAACAGTAGATTCATGGGCGAAAGAATACACTCATAGAACTTTATGCACTACTACTTATCAATTATTTATTGATGATTTGTCAGATTCTAATGTTCCGATACAAGAGGGAATGTATGATGGGATTGATTTAGTTTATAATAAAAGACCCATACTTCTACCATTCTCACCTGTCGCATCAATAACTCATGCTAAATATTATTCAGATGATGATACAGCAACGACATGGGCGACATCTAATTATAGACTAGACAATGCAAGTGTTCCGAGCAGATTTACTTTACAGACAGGTTCAACTTACCCAACAGGACTAAGACCAGTCAATGGGTTTGAGATACAATATGTTGCTGGTTATGGAGATAACACTGCTGTTCCTATGCAAATAAAACAAGCATGTCTTATTTATGGTAGTTATTTATTTGAGAATAGAGGCGATAATGAAAAATCAGTTAAAGCACCCTACTCTGCAACAGCATTATTACAACCTTTCGTAGTCACTCAATTATCTACGAATCCTTATAAAACGAATAAAACATACAGGTATGGAGTTATTGGCTAATTATGTATCTAGGCGAGTTCAGAAACAGAGTCGCTTTACAAACTCTCGGTGGTAGTATTGATGCTGGTGGTGGAACATCAACAACATGGTCTACTGCTACAACAGTTTGGAGCAAAGTAGAGAACACAACAGGTTCAGAGGGTTTATTTGGCGACCAAGTAAGAGCCACAGGAACTTTTAAATTCACAATAAGATATTACTCGGCACTCACAACCAAGTACAGACTTCTCTATCGTTCTAAAACATTTGACATCACGAACATAAAAATATTAGATGAGGGTAAAGAAAGATATCAAGAGATAACTGCAACAGAGGGGGTTGCTTTTGGGAATTAGAGTAGAAATAAAATCGGATATTCGTAAACGAGTTAATGCTGTCAGCAAAAAATATAATGCTAGACAGAATCGCTGGGTAGATGCCACAGGTAGTTATTTTAGAAATCAAATAGCATTAGAAATGACACTTTCACCAGCTACAGGTAAAACTAGAACAAAAGAAAATGGTGTTAAACATACTTCATCATCAGTAGGAAATCCACCAAGAGTAGATACAGGAATGTTAAGAAGTAGCATACAGTATAAAAGAATTAGACAGGGTCTAGGTTTAGTCAGCACTAATATGGATTATGCTGAAGATTTAGAAACTAAATTTAAAAGATATTTTATGGGTAAACAAAGTAAAGCATACAGAAATACAAAGATATTCGGTAAGATGTTTGCTAAGAACTTAGGAATTAAATAATGGGATTTCACTCTTTTGACTTACAGACTGCGATTTTTAGTTTACTTTCAGGAGATAGTACATTAGATGGTTTAGTAGGAAATAATAAAATATTTGATTCTACAGCACCCCAAGATACAGCATATCCTTATGTAATTATTGGAACTGAATCAATAACTAATGTCGGAACTACAACTTTAGATGGCAATATATATAACATAAATATAGAAGTTTGGTCACAATATCGTGGTCAAAAGCAAATCAAAGAGGTTATGGAAAGAATTTACAATTTAGTCAATAATGCTACAATATCTGTAAGTGGGGCATCATCTGTTATGAGTTATGTAAATAATGCAACAACAATGACAGAGGTTGATGGTATCACAAGACATGGTATAGTGAATATAGACTTTACTGTATATGACAACTAAATAGGAGTAATAAAATGGCAGTCCAAAAAGGTAGTGCAGTTTTAATGAAGATAGGTAATGCTGGTAGTCCAGAAACATTTACTACCATTGGTGCTTTAAGAAGTACATCTATCACAATTAATTCTGAACAAATAGACATAACAAACAAAGACTCATCAAGAGTAAGAACATTATTAGCTGGTGCTGGTATCAAATCATTTAGTATTTCAGGAAGTGGAATATTTGATGATGGTGCTACACATCAATCAGTATTGACTGCTTTTAGTGCCTCAACATTTTCAAATTTTCAATTCTTAGTTCCTGATTATAATACTTTCACAGGTGCATTTCAGGTCACAAGCATGGAATATTCAGGCGAATATAATGATTCAGCTCAATATTCTTTATCATTTGAATCTGCTGGTGCAGTAACTATAGCAACAGTCTAGGAGTAATGTAATGTGGCAAGAAACAGAAATTACTATTAGTGGTAAGAAAGTTAATGCACAAGTTAATAAGTCAAGCGACATGATAGAAATAGAAATGATGTTTGACTTAAAACTTCTTAAATCTACTAATGTTACGATAGATTCAAAAGATTATAAAATTAAATCTATTGAAGATGTAGGAGAAAGAGGAGAAACTTTAAAAATAACAATCGAGGATAAAAACAATGACAAACCTATTAAAAGCAGAAACGACTCTAAACTTTCCAAATGATGTAAGTTATAAAGCGAAAATGTCGCTTGATACTATCATGGGGATTGAGAGTGCTTTAGGAACTTCTATACTTAAAGTAGCTAATAAATTATCTACTGGTGAATTAAGTCTTATGGAAATTATAACTATAATGACTTTAAGTATTCGTGCTGGTGGTAATGATGTTAAAGATGCAGATATCAAAAAATTAGTTTCTGATTTAGGACTTATAGAATCTATTAAAACTGCTGGAGATTTACTTACATTAGCCTTAGACACTGGCGAAAAGGAAGATGAAAAAAAAAGCGAGTCATAAAAGGAAGTGAAGTTCTTCCTGTAGAAAGATGGTTTGAAGTCTGTGTTGGAATGATGCACTTATCTCCTAAGTGCTTTTGGAATATGTCAATTAAAGAAATCACTATGGCAATCAATGGTTTTAAAGAATATAATGGAAATAATGACAAACCTATGGAGAAGTCAGAACTAGAAGAATTGAAAGAAATGTACCCTGATTATTAACTCTAGTGTTAACCTGTCAAGGTAATTACCCAGTAAATTTTATAGAAATGAACGAAAACTAAGATATGGCAACAGAATTAGATAAGTTAATTGTTAAAGTCCAAGCTGACATCAGCGACTTACAAAGAGGATTGGCAAAAGCAAATACTGCTGTTACTGGTGCATCTAAAAAAATGTCAGGTGGTTTTGATAGAGCCAACAAATCACTAGATAAATTTGCAATGAGTGCTTTAAAAGTTGGAGCAATAGTTGCTGGTGCTATTGGTGTTGTTGCTGTCAAAGGTTTTGTAGATGTTGGAATCCAAATAGAAAACTTACAAGTAAGATTAAAAGCATTATTTGGTAGTGCAGAAGAGGGTGGAAAAGCATTTGATAACATGGCAAAATTTGCCTCGAAAGTTCCTTTCAGTTTAGCAGAAATCCAAAGAGGTTCAGGCTCACTTGCTGTAGTAGCAGATGATGCTGACCATCTAGCCAAGTTAATGGAAATAACTGGTAATGTTGCATCAATTACAGGATTATCTTTCCAAGCAACTTCAGAACAA